CCACTGGAGAGAATAAAAGGTTATTTATAAAGATAGCATCACCTCAAGTACAAAATATAACTAAACAAAAATGATTTAATGTAAAAGGTCACTTTATAACTACTAATTGAATCAAACATATTTTTAAGAAACACTGAGAAAACGCAAAACTCCAGGATAATGAGCTTCCAGTAACTTGGGAAGATATAGAGCTTATTCCAAAGATCATAAAAAAACCTGATATTTTGAAAATAAGTAAAAACTTGAGTGATAGTTGAAATCATGTATTGAAGTATGAGAAGGTGATTTGAAATAAATATTATTATTTAGAGTATTTAAATAATAAGAATAATTTTTTAGAGACTCAAACAATGTATATAAACAAAGTAAAAGATAAAATTAAAAATATTAAAATCAAAAAATAAAGACAAAAAAAATGGGGGGAAAACTCTCGGTCTTTCCTCCCCAGGAGAAAGATATCTTTTCTCCCCCAACCAGTACAGATGCATATTTATAAAATAAATATACCCCTGCAATACATCCTCAATATGTATTTCATCTGTTCCACTACTATGTAGCCCATGGTTTTTCTCAAATCAGAGATGATTTGTGACACAGATGCAGTGATGGAAGTAACTAATCTTCCCAAAAATAAATACATATAACTATCATGACAGCCAGTTGGTGACACTACATAGAGTACTAAGCGAATTATAGTAGTTTTTATTTCTTTGTCAAATTATATTATGGGATTGTTAAACAATATTTACAGGATTTCTAGGAAGGCAACTAAAATAAAAAATGTTGATGATATAAGCAAAATAGAGGCTATTGATAGAATACCTAAAGAAAAAATGGATATTTTGAAAGAGGCTTTTAAAAATGGAGAAAATAAAAAGCTACATATGAAGGTTTTTTCTCCTGAAGTGAAGGAAATAATTGAAAAAAAGTGAATAGAAGCAAAAGGGCACTTACTTACAACTGGTTGAATAAGACATGCAGTTTCTAGGCATTGAGAAAAAGCTAAGTTGCAGAAAAATGAAGTACCTGTTACTTGGGAGGATCTAGAGATAACACCTTATATAGTTAAGTATGCTGATAAAGTTAGGCTAAGTGATAAACTTAGTGACAGTTGAAACTTAGTTTTGAAATATGAAAAGACTATTTGAAACAAATATTATTATCTAGAGTATTTTAATGAAAGAAATGGTTTTTTTGAAAATCAAACAATGTATATAAACAAAGTAAAAAATAAAGTTAAAAATAAAATTTATGAGATGAAAAAAAACAGACTTAAAAAAGAGGGCAAATATAATCAAGGAGAAGATTAAGAATATAGATGCTACTAATGATGAAATAGCTAAAAAAACTAAGACTTCTGCATCTGTTGTTTCTAGAGTTTTGAATGGTGAGTTGGTTGAAGTTGGTTGAAAAAGTGACTATATAGCTAAAATAATCGATTCTGATAGGCAGATTATTGAATTGGCTAACAGTATTGTTTTGGAGCACTTGCAGTTTTTGGCTTGCAAGGAAAATGACACTTACTCGGTTAAGAGTGTTTCTGATATAGCTGAAAAGTCTTTTAAAAGGTATATTTTGCTGAAGTGAAATGTCACTGATTCTGATTGAGGTCTTAAATCTATAGAGGATTTTAGGAAGCTTTCGGATGATGATTTATTAAAATTTTTATAATTTAATATTTTTTTTATGAAACTACACAAGTTTGACAAGATAAACTGATGAATGGTGACTCTTTACTCAAGTGAGATGGGGGATAATCAATTTGAGCTTTTGAAAAATTTTAAGTATGATAAGGATAGGAGGCTTATAACAAGGTGAGGTTTGCAGAATTTTTTGGCTAGTTCTCCAAATAAGAAGCCTTTTACTTCGATTTTCTTTTTTCAGAATGATTCTACTTTCGAGAGAAATTTTTTTTGAGTGGCTTGAGATATTTTTTATAAATATGATGAGGGAAAAAATACTTGGAAGGAGATAAAGGCTTGACTTAAGGAGTTTGAGAAGGATGGAGTGACTAGGACTAGGTGGAGTTTTGTTGTGTATAAAAATATTTTGTATATGTGTGACTGAGTCAATAGTTATGCTTCTTTTGACTGAAAAAAGTATGTAGAGTATAGCTCTCAACCTAAATTTAGGTATTTGAGATATATGAATGACACAATTTTTTGAGCTGGTGATGATGATAATCCTTCTACTTTGTACTGGAGTAATCCTGCAAGTCTTGACTGAAGTGATTTGACTCTCAATGTTGTAGTTGTTGGTGGTGATGAGCTTGGAAGGATAAATGCTATCAAGGATCTTTGAAGTGCTGTTTTGGTTTTTAAGAACAAAAAAATTTATTCTGTTGATATTTTGAACAAGAGGTCTTTTGCTATTGATGCTCAGAATGGGGGATTTTCTAATAGAAGTGTAGATGGGGTTTGAAATTCTCTTTTTTATCAAAGTGATATTTGAATAGACAATTTAAAAAATAGGGAGCAGACTGTTGGGGTTTTGGGGCTTGAAAGTATTTCTATGACTAAAAATCTTGCTAAAATCACTGACAAGCTTAAAGCTAAAAGTTTGAACAATTCTCTTTGATTTTATATTTCTCCTTTGGCTAATTATTATTATAGTTTTGATGTTTCTGCTGATGGGGTGGCTGACACTACTCTTGTATATTCTGCTTTGAATAATGCTTGGACTACTTACTCTTTACCTTCTTTTTATGATTTTGGGTTTTTTATAGATAAATTTTGAGATTATCATTTTTTGATTGCTCCTGACAATGCAGGGCAACTTCTGGAGCTTGAGGCTTGATTTTCTGATAATTGAAAGGCTATTTTTTCAGAGCTTGTCACTAAGAAGTTTAATTTTTGAGAAAATTTTTTGTTTAAGACTTTTCAGGTGATTGATATTTTTGGTTTGAAGTCTAAGTTTGGGAAGATAAAGCTTGAAGTTTTTGTTGGTGGGGATTTGGTGCAGGAGGCTATTATCGATGATGGTTTTATATCTCTTGATTCTAGTTCTATTTTGATTTGAAATAAGCCTATTTGAAAGAATAGTTTGACTTCCAATTCTAAGGAAAATGACACTATTGAGCTTTTTCCTTATTTTGCTAGGTTACCTCTTTATGCTACTGGGGTTGATATTCAGATTAAGATGAGTTCTAGTGAGGAAAATTTTGTTTGGACTTATGAAGGGGTTAGTGTTTGACTAGATTTTGAGAGTTTTGAAATTTTTAACAATAATTTTAGTTTATAATTTTTTTTTATGGATAGATTTTGAAATTTTAAGCCTTTGGCTGGTTATGATGAATCACAAGTTGGGATTCCTGGGGTTAATATGGTGGAGCCTAAAGCACCTGAAGCTCCTAAAATTCAGCAAGTGCCTAAAGGGATGGATGCTGTGAGGTTCAAGGATGATCCAAATGCTGTTTTGGATTTGAATTCTGACAATTTTAGGAATATTTACAGGAAGCAATCAAGGTGAGAAAAGCTTGGGCTTGCTGAGCAAAATTTTTTATCTGATTTGAAGTACAAGACTCAATTTGAAGGAAAATCTATGCAAGAAGTTTTAGGAGTTGAGACAAAGGTTGATAAGGAAGCTAAGTATAAAAATTTAGCTATGGAGAACAGAAATCTTTTTTCTGGGGATTTGAGGAATAATCTAGCTTCTTCTGGTCTTAATTATGATGAAATAGAGAAGGTTATTTGATATCATCAGCCTTATAATGAATATTTACAGACTAAAAATGAGTTAAAATCTAGGAGTGAAGAGGCTTTTGCTAGAAAAAAGGAGTTGATAGATAAACAGTTGGCAGAGACAAGTCATCAAATACAGGAAAACTGAAAAAATAGAATGAATACTCTAAATACTGGGCTTTCTTTTACTGGGTTTGGTAGAAGTTCTGAAGCTATTTCTAGGAGGGATGATGTCACTAGGAGTGTAAATGATGAGATGAGTATAGCACAGGCAAAGGCTCAAGCTGAGCTTCAATTGTATCAAGCACAATTACAAGGAGCTGATGCTGAGACTCTTGGGACTTTGAGTCAAAATTTGGCTAGTTACACAAATGCTTTGAAAAATCAGCAAACTGAGAATGCTCTTTTGGCTCAAAAGCTGAATGATGAAGCAAATGTTTCTATGAAGGCTGCTCTTGATAATATGATTGCTTTGAGTTGAGTAAATGAGAATGAGATAGACAAGGAGTTATCAAAAGAGCTTGGATTTTTGGTGAATAAAAAAGGTGCTGCTGTTAATTTGGGTAAGGATGGTAAGCCTATTTATCTTTTGTCTGGTAGAAAGCAGAATTATGACGAGTTTAAGGATAATAGGGATTATAACTACAATGTTTACAAGGATGACAAGGACTTTGGACTTAAAGAAAGAAAATTTGCTCATGATGTTTCTGTGGATAATAGCAAGCTTTCTATTGATTCTGCAAGGCTTGATTTGGATAGAGACAAGTTTAATTTTGAAATGGTGAAGGATGATATCAAGCAAGAAAAGCAAGATAGGCAAGATCTTCAAAATGCTTTGTATGCTGCTGAAGATGCAAAAACTATGATTGATGAGTTTGAAAGTCTGAAAGATAACTGGATGGGATCTAGGCAAATGCCTTCTGTTGCTGCAAAGATTGAAAGGTTGAGGACTTCTCTCGCTTTTATGGAAGTACAGAACTTGAAGGCTAAAGGTGTTTCTATGAATCCTATGACTGACAATGATTTCAACAAAATAAAAGATTCTGCTTCTTCTTTATCTGCCTTAATGACTCAAGATGAATTTAATAAGGAAATTGAGAGAATTCAATGAGTTATTCAAAAATGAGTTGATAGAAGGGTTTGAAAATATAATTATAAATATGATTTTGATACTATGGAGATTTTGCCACTTGATAAGGCTAAAGGTTCTCCTTCTAGCAAAAAAAATTTTTCTGATAAGGAGGCTTCTGATTTTTTGGACTGAAATACTGACAAGCTTAGTTACAATAAGACTAAAAAGGATTTTTCAAATTTTCCTAAGGCAGACCAAACTGCCTTAAACAAAGGGCTTATGAATAAAGCTTTGGCTAGTACTAGGACTTCTTGACAATGTGGGGCTTTTGTAAATGATTATGTAGAGAATTTGACTTGAAAGAGGATTATGTGAGATAGTTATGAGAGCAAGAAAAAGCACATAAACTCTGATAAGCCTCTCTCTGGTAGTTTGGCTGTTTGGAATCCTGGTGGGAAGTATGCTAAAAATGGTCATACTTGAATAGTTTTATCTGTTGACTGAGCTACTGTGACTATCAAGGATGCTAACTGGAAGTGAGATGGTAAGGTTATGGTTAGAAAGGTGCCTATAAGCTCTATTTTGAACAAGGACTGATGATTTGTTAATTTTTCTTAAAAAGATTAGATTTTTCTAGTCTTTTTTTTTGACTTATTTTTCCTATTTTTTTATTTTTTTTTATATTATTTTTTATAAAAAAAATTATGGCTACAAAAGAAGATATAGAGAGTTTTAAAAATTATTTAAATATGTGATTTTCACCTGAATGAGCTAAAATAAAGGTGATGAAGGATAGGCAGAGAGCTGAAAAACAGGCTCTGAAAGATGAAGAAAATAGGAAGAGGGAGGAGAGAAAGTGAGATAGAGAAGGTTGGGATTTTTGAGTGAATCTTTGAGAGGATCTTTGAAATCTCTGAGAAAATATGACTTTTAAGCACAAAAATGATGATGCTTGGTATGAGTCTGTTTGAAAATTTTTTTGAAATATTCCTGCAAGTGCTGCAAAGCTGGTTTGAGGTTGAATTTCTATGGTTTCTAATCCTGTTTGAACTGCTAGGAATTTGAAGGAAGTTTGATGAGGTTTAATTGAAAATGCTTCTAATAAAATTTTTTCTACTGAAGTTTGACAAAATTCTTTGAGATGGTTGGGAGATAAGCTAGGAGCTGATCCAAAAGTGGTTGAAAATAATCTAGAAAAAATGAAAAATGGTGGTTTTTATACAAATAAAACAAGGGAAAATATTTGAAAAGGTATTGATAATTTTTGAAATGATTTAAAAAATAACACTTGAAATACTCTAAAAAAGCTTGTTGTTGAAAATCCTGCTGATATTTTGACTCTTTGATATTGAGCTGCTACAAATGTTGGTTCTAAAGCTTCAAAAATTGTAAAACTTGCAGATGCTGCTTGAGATATTTCAAAATCTGAAAGATATACAAAAGTTGCAAATATTGCTAATAAAACTGCAGATATTTTGAATCCTTTGAATTATACAATCAAACCTTTATGAAAGTGAATTGATGCAATAAAAGAGTGAGTTTCTTCAACTTTATGAATGACAACTTGAGCCTGAAAAGATACTATTAAAAATGCTTTTAAGTATTGATGAACTGAGGATTTTAAAAAGGCTTTTTCTGGTGAGATAAAGCAAGAGGATATTTTAGCTAGAGCTAAAAATGCTTTTGAAAAAATAAAAGATGAAAGAAAAATTATTTATTGACAAGATTATGAAAAGCTTAAACAAAATAAGACTATTTTAAATATAGATGATATAAAAGAAAATGCTATCAAAAAGTTGGAAGAAATGAGAGTTTGAGTTTTACCTGATTGAAAATGAAAATTTAAGCTTGATTTTTCAAATTCTACTATTACTCAAGCAAGTTCTAAAACTCAGATAAAAGAGATGTTGAATGATTTAGCTAATTGGAAGGATAAAACTGCTGAAGGTCTTGATATACTTAAACAAAGGCTACAAGATAGATGGATAGGTGGAGAATGAAGCTGAAAATCTGACAATTTATCTACTTTTTTATCAAATTCTGTAAAGGATAAGATAGTTGCTGAAATACCAGAATATGCTGAAATGACAAAAAAATATCAATTTTTTACAAATGAAATAAAAGAAATAGATAAAGTTTTGAGCTTATCAGATAAAAAAAGTAAGATGACTGCTATGACAAGGTTAAATCAGACTCTGAAAAATAACACTGCTTTTAGAAAAGAGATGCTTGAAAAACTGGAAAAGTTATCTTGAATGAATTTAAAAGCTGTGATTTCTGGTAGTAATTTGAGTGAAATAGCTCCTATTTGATGATTGCAAAAAGTAGTTTGAACTTTAGGTATTTGATTTTGAGCTTGAGTTTCTTGATGACTTAGTTTACCTGCAATAGCTTCACTTGCTTTTTTATCACCTAAATCTGTTTGATATTTAGCAAGGACTTTTTGAACTTCTAGTGAACTTTTGAAAAAAGCTTTTTCTAATGCTAAGGTTTTGGTTAAAATTCCTGAAATGAAGAATTTTTTCCAAAGTCAAATGATAGCTGATAAAATCGATAATTTTGCCTCTAAGTCTGGTGCTAAGCTTAACTTTATGCCTGAAGGAAGTAAGAGTAGGATGAAGGTTGTAAAAGTAAAAAATCTTTGAAAATGAGAACATTGAACTATTCGGGAAGGTCCAAAATGAATAGAAGCTGAAAAGTTTTTAATGGAAAAGTGAGAAGGTGAAGTAAAATGAGCTTATAATTATAAATGACAGCATATTGATTTAGTTTGGGGGGATTATAATCCTAAAACTCAAAAATGATACTGACTTAAAAAAATTTTTGAAAAACATCCTGAAGCTATTTGAAAGATTCAAAAGTTACTTGATACTCTTCCTGAAAAAAGCCATTCAAGTAATAGAATTATTCTTGAAGATAAAACTTGAAGAGTAACAATAGCTTTAACTTGGAAAAATGAAAATAAAAGATGGATTTTAACAGCTTTTGAAAAATAACTTGATTATTTTTATTTTTGTAATATAATATTCATAAGTGGAGGAAATTAAAAGATTACAAAGCCCATATTGTAGTAACTGCTTATTTTTAAGTTTTCCAAGGAGAAAAAAATCTGAAAAGGTTTTAACGGACTATAGATATTTTCTATAGTCTTTTTGTTTGAAATATTTGAAAAAAAAAATAAAAATGTTATAATATAATCAATGTATATAAATAAAAATAATTTTATGGTATCAGAAAAAAGTTTTTCAAAAAAGCAAATTTCTAAATGTGGGAAAATAATTGCAGAATGAAAGAATATTGATGAAGCTGTAACTGTTTTATCAAAATATAGAACTTTACATATAGAACCTTTACAAAGTATTTATAAATTTTTAAAGAAAAAAGTGGTAGCAATATTACCTAATTCACAAAAATATTATGTTTCTCAAAGATTAAAGAGAATGAATGCTATTATACATAAAATTTATAGATATCCTACAATGAATCTATCAAGAATGCAAGATATTTGAGGTTGTAGAGCTGTTTTACCTAATCTAGAAGATGTTTATAAATTAAAATCTGCTTTAACTTGATCTAGAAGTATTTTTAATCCTCCTGAATCTAAAGATTATATAGAAAATCCTAAATTTTCTTGATATAGATGAATTCATTTGATTTATAAATATAAAACAAAAAATGAATCTAAAATACATCTTAATTGACTGCAAATAGAAATACAAATTAGGACTTTATTGCAACATTATTGGTCTACTACTGTTGAGACTGTTTGAATTTTTACTTGAGAAAGTTTAAAATCTAGCCAATGAAATGAAGAATGGTTACATTTTTTTAGGTTAGCATCTCAAGCTTTTTCTATTATGGAAGATACAACTTTACAAGAGGATTTATCAAAAGAAGTAAAAGAATTACAAGAACAGTTAAAAGATTATATGGAAAAGCTTCAAGTTAAAGATACTCTTGCTTGATATGCTAATTCTTTAAGTTTTACTAACAATTCAAATAAAAATACTGAATTTTCTCTAATTACCTTAAATACTAGAGAAAAAATTATAAAACAACTTTCTTTCACAAAGAAACAAAGAAATGATGCTGATAATATGTATCAATATTATGAGAAACTTTATAGAGATGATAGTTTTGTTCAAGTTATTTTATTGTCTACTTTAGATATAAAAAATCTAAAAAAAGCTTATCCAAACTATTTTGCACATACTATAGAATTTTTAAAAAATATAGAAAATTTTTTAAAAAGAACTTAAGTTATTTTAAGTTCTTTTTTTAATACACAAATCAAAATTTATCATATTTTAGTTCTGGTGTTTTTATTTTTCAAATATTTATGTTTGGGTTTGTTTCTGCCAAAAAATAAATCATCTGCAAGCTATCAGCTCTATCATCGTGTTTTGCTTTTGGGAACCTGATTAGTTGTTGTTCTAGTCAATCACAATTTTGTCTGTTGTGAAAAATAAGTCCATTTCTATACCAGGGGATTAAGCTTCTGATTTTGCTTTCTTTATCTCATTTTTGTTTGATTTCTATAACTTCTGTTTTGTAGATTTGTTCTTTTTTGAGTCTATTTTTTAGTGAAAATGAAACTGTAACTTGAGCTGAAAAAGCTTCTATTCAAATTTTTTCTGGTTGCCATTTTTTTATATGATAAATAATTTTGTCTTCAAGTTCTGCTGGGTTGTATCTGCCTGCTGTTTGTTCTAAAATATATACTTCATCTGCTATCATTTTTACTGTTGTTATTGCACTTTCATCACTTTCTTTTTTTGTGGAAAATGCTGGATCGACTGTTGTGAGGATTTTTCCTGGAGATTTTGGGAAATCTTCAAAATATCTGAACCATTCTTCGTGGAATTCTTGGCTTTCTTTGTTTATAGGTTGTTGTTGGTACTGGCTTGAAAATGTTTGTGGATCGGTTTTTTTAAGGTTTTCTAGAGAATTTCTATTTAATTTTTTTGGAAGAAGTAGGTTATTTTCTGGTCTTTTTATGGTTCAATATTTTGTTTCATAGGTTTCTGCACTTTCACAGATGGCTCATATAATTATTTTTTCCCATTTCTCTCAACCTTTTTTCTCTAAATCTGTTAAAAATCACACTAAATCATTATCATGTAGTCTTTGCATTATGATTATTATTGCACCAGTGTTTTGGTTATCTAATCTGGATTTCAAGGTATCTGTGTACCAATTGTTTACTTTGATTATTTCTGTTCCTGTGATATCTTTTGGTTTTAGGGGATCATCTATGAGGATTATATCAGCTCACATACCTGTTATGGTTCATCCAGCCCCTGTTGCATAGTACTGACCTCCTCATTTTGTATTCCACCAGTTTTTTGTGTCTTGGCTTTGTGAAAGTCCTGCAAATCTAGGAAAAATTTTTTTGAAGTAGTTGGTTTTTAGGATATTTCTACACTCATCTGAAAATGTTTGGGTTAGAGTTGCTGAGTAGCCTGTTGCGATGAATTTTGTATTTTCTTTTTTTCAGAGGACCCAAGAAGGGAAGCCTTTTGTCACAAACTCGGTTTTTCAGGTTCTTGGTGGCACATTTATAATAAGTCTTTTGATTTTTCACTCAAATACTTTTTCTAGTGCATCACAAATCACTAAGTAGTGCCAGGAGTCAAAAAATTCTAATTTTTTTTCTTCTGTCAAATATCATTTTATAAACTCATATAAATCGTTTCTTTTGTTTTCGTATCTTTTTTCTAGTGTTCTTATAGCTAGTTCTTTTTTGATTTCTTTGTTCATAGATTTTTTTTAGAAAATATTTTTTTTTGAAAATATAGTTTTTTAGGAAAAAATCATCAAGTTTTCTTGACTTATTTTTCCTATTTTTTTAATTTTGTTTTGTAATTATTTTTTAAAAAATATTTTTATGAAGCAAGTTTTGACTTCTCTACAAAAAAAGGAAATTTTAAAATTTTTAGCTGAAGAGTTTGAGCTGAATATGAAGGATTTGAGGATTTATAGAGAGCATTTAGCTGAGATTTATGAGGCTACAAATGTGATAACAAAATCTCCTGACAAATATATAAATTTTGCAAACAATATTTTAAATTTTTTTCCTGCTAAAGTGATGACTAGGATTCCAAAGATTTCTGTCAAGGCTAAAAAAACTGATTTTTTTGAGTGAGAAGATGAAGCAACTGGGATTTTTAGGGAGCAAATCAAGGAAAGGAATAATATGTATGCAAAGGCTATTGATGATTTTTTAAATGTGACTTTTAAGCAGAATAATATTTACAGGGTTATAAAAAGCATTGTTAAGTCGATGTGAGCTTATTGAAGGGCTTATAGTATTATTTCCACTTGATACAAGACAAAGTGAAGTGGAAAAAATTTAAAGATTTTAAATAAATTTCCAAAAATAGAGCAAGTTTCAACTGAAGAGATTATTTTTGATCCAAATTATAAAAATTTTTCTGATGCACCTTGATATTTTATAAAAAAATCTGGGCTTAGGCTTTCTCATTTGAAAATGGCTAAAAATAGTTCTGGGGCTCCTAAATATTTTGATTTGGATAATTTGGAAAAGCTTACAAATTCTTCTTTTGAGGGAAAAGATGCTTTTTCTCAAAAAATTTTTGAGTTGACTTGAGTTGACTGAATAAAGTCTGATTTTGGGCTTGATAAAAATAGTCTTGATTTGATTGTTTATGAATGATATTTTAATTTGACTTGAAAAGTTGAGGATGAGAGGCTTTATGAAATCACAACTATAAATAATTTGATTGTGATTTGATTTGAGGAGATAGAATATTTTTCTGTAAAAAATTTGGATTGTTTTGAGGATTTGGAAGTTGGATTGCCTCACTGAATTATTGCTCCGATTTTGGAGTTGCAAAGGGATATAAATTTCGAAAAAGTTGCAAAGAAAAAAATCATAAAAAGGAAGATGAATGGAAAATATTTTTGGGATCCAATGAGTCAAGTAAATCCAAATGATCTTTTTTCTGATTCTCCTTTGATTCAGGTTTGAGCCTGAAATATAAAATGAGCTTTGGAATGAGTTCAGGAGTTTGCTTTTAATGATTTACCTCATTATTATTTCTCTGATATAAATGATATGCAGAGGGATTTGCAAAAGTTGACTTTTACGGTGGATGTGACTCAAGCTCAAGGTCAAACTGCCCTGACAAATACTGCTACTTGAGCAAAAATAAGTTTTTATGAAGCAAACACTGTGATAGCTGATATCAGGGAAAATATAAAATATTTTTTTTCTGATTTGGCTTATCAGATACTTGACTGGGTTTATCAAAATATAGAGGATAGTGTGGATATAAAAAATCTGGAGGACAAGGAAATAACTATAGATAGGGAAGTTTTTAGGGATGCTTTGGAGAGATATGAGATAGTGATAGAAACTGGAACTATGGGGATTGACTCTCAAGCTGAAAATAGGGAAAATGCTATTGCTCTGAAAAATATTTTACTTGAAGCAATGGAGGCTTGAGTTCCTGTTGATGCTTTGAAGGCTTATGAGCAACTTTTTTTGACTTTTGACTGAATTGAGCCAGAACATTTTTTGAAAAAGCAAGATGCTTTGGCTTCTGCTTCTCCTCAAAATATAAATCCTGGAACTGACTGACAATTGCAGAATAATGGGCCAGCTGAGATGACAAATAATTTATTGAGAGGTGCTTGAATAACTGTTGAGTAGGATGAAAAATGATTGATTTTGGATTGGTGTATTCATAAAGATGCTTTTGAGATTTATAACAGTTTCAAAAAACTTAATTTATTAAAAGATTTATAATGAAAATTTTTGATTTATTTAGGATTTGGAAAAAGGAGAGAAAAGACTATCTTTTCGGCAATCCTGAAAAAGTTTACAATTCTCAACTTAGTGCTATAAGAGCCATAAGTTGAATGGAATGATACAAAATGATAAAAGATTTTCACTATATGGAGATGGAAAAAGCTATAGAAAAAATAAAAAATAGTTCTCCTAGTGAGAATATTGAAAAATACAAGGCTATTTTAGAATATAGTGAAAAGTTGATTTTATTTTTGGAAAGTAGAGAGAGTTAGCATATAAAAAAGACTAGAAAAATCTAGTCTTTTTTTGTTTTAAAAATTTTAAATTCATCTTTTTCTATTTCAGAAATATATTTTTCATAAAGTTCTAAAATATCTTTTCAATCTTTTTCCCAAAAAATATTTTCTCCAAATTTCTTATCTTTTTTTAGAAAAATATTTAAAGGTAAAATAAATTTCTCTTCTACGATTAAAATAGCTAAAATTCATCTAAAATCCACATTGTTTAACTTTATTTTAAATTTAAAATAAGGAAAACTTAAATCTATAAAAGTATGGAATTTTATATCTATTTGTTTCAATAAATCCTCTAAAGAAAAATATTTTTTATTCTTTTCTAAAAAATTTTTAGAAAAACTTTTTGTTATTATAACTTTCATTCTAAAAATTTATTTTTTAAAATATTTCTTGCTTTTTCTGTTAAAACTTCAGTTTTTTCTAAAAAATCTTTTCACATAGATTTTATTTCTTCTTCTGAAAAATTTTCTATTTCTAAATCTAGGTATTTTGCTTTGTTTTTATTTTCTAAAAATTGAACTATCACCATAGATACAAGATTACTTGCATTTGTTCACATTTTTTTTGCTTGAGCTTGAAATCTCTCTTTTATTTCTTGGTCAAGACTTATCAACATTGTAGTTT